TTACATCATTTTTTAGATGTATTATATTCGTTTATTAACAATATTTTGAATTTTTTGGAAATAACGTTTCGAATACCCTTTCCTATTGTGGGTGTATGGTTTTTCATTTGTGTTTGTCTGCTCCAATCACCATACACTATTACAACATCTTCATTATCATCGTATGTTTTTTTAATATTATTTATAAATTTATCTTCACTATGTTGTTTATATGTTATTGAACGCCATTTAAGCTTTCTGTACAATTTGTTTATATAAAACTCTTTTAATTGTATATTTACGGCATGTTTAACTTTAATATATTCCTTAAATTTCATATAATTAACAGTTTTTCCACACACATTAGATAATGTTGTTTCTATTTTAATTATACTATTGATACATAATATAAACAAACAACTTATTTACTTGACAGTCCCTATATATGCACGCAACAAAATATATGTACATATAATATAAAAACTACAATGAATCAGGCATTAACAGTATACGCAGGATATCAGAGTGTAACCGGTATTATTAGCGCGGTTGTATGCTTAATAATTGCATTATCGCTAATATTAATACCAATCTATAAAATGTTAAAAATATCAGTTAAAACTACACAGGGTAAATTAGTTAAACATGATATTCAAATAGGTCCGAAAGGCAGAAAGCAATTATATGTTCAATATGAATACACCGTCGATGGTACTAAATATACTAACGATGCATATAGCTTATCGAGTGCAACATATAACTCATCAAGTGAGGTTGATATTAATAATATGATTGATAAATTACAAGCTGGAATGGTTGTGTATTATGAAGCAAACAAACCAAATGTATCTTATTTAGTTAATGAGAAAACAACTTATGAAATATCATCATTATGTGGATTGGTCGTCGGGTTATTTGGTGGGATTGCACTTGCATACAATATATTTATTTGGAAGAATCGAAATAATACGACAGGGCAAGCATTCGCCGTAGCAAACGGATTATCAGAATTATCCATGTCTACATTCTAATTTAATATATTATAATATAATGACAACTATAAAACTATCTGATTACGATAAGTTAATTGGGAATAGCAACGCAGATGTAAAAAAAAAAATAATCAATAAATACGATAAACTATTATACAAACATATTGACAAAAAACGATCTATCAATATGATCAATGATGAGTTACATGATAACACGATTTCGACAAAGCTTGAGCATAGTATTAATATGTATTCCATCGTTGATGTTTTAAAGCATCAATATAATGATCATTGGATTGTTGATATTTATAAAGACACTCTTGATGATATTGTATATATGCTTACAAAAAAAGATTTATTAGATTATATAAAAAAACATAAAGACAATATAAAAGATATTCCGTATATAATGCACGACATACAAAAGCAATATAACAAAAAGAACAAAATACAAATACAAGTATGCGACGATGACAATGATAGTGGATATATATGTCCTAAATGCAAAGGCAATAAATGTACAGTAAAAGAATTACAGATTAGAAAGGCAGATGAACCACCTACAATATATACAACCTGCCGTAATTGCGGAAATACAGAAATTGAAGAATTGTAACTCGATATAATAATATATCGATTATAATAATATACGAATGAATACTATCTGCTGGAATTGCGGAAATTTGCGCATCGAGTCCAATGATCGATGTATTGAATGTACTTGCTATAGAATATTAAAAGATGATGAACAATGTACTAAATGCAAATCATTAAATCGTGCGGATGCATATCGATGCCGTAATTGTAATGAATACGTACATTGGTGGTGCCGATATTGCAGACACATTAACCATAAAATTTGCCGAGTATGTGTATTATGTAATCAACCAAATATGAATAATAATGAAGCGCATAATACTAATAGTACGCATGATACTAATAGTACGCATGATACTAATAGTACGCATAATACAAACGCCATATTTGACTTAATTAATAATATTTTAAACTCGGCTGCACATCGACATACTATTAACACGTCTAGTGTCGTAGTACCTACACATTTGGTTATACGATATAGTTATGAAGATCATAATGATACGGACTATAATGATGTTATAAATAGATCATTTAATGAAAACCATGCACCGATTAATAGGAAATTAGATACATTGATTAAAAAAAAATTAAAAAGTAATCGCGTATCAAAGTTCGATCTTACTAACGATAGTTGCACAATATGTCTAATGAACTATTTTGATAGTGAGTATATAACACATTTACCATGTAACCATTATTTTCACAAAAAATGCATCAATAAACATTTTAACAATTATGATAATTGCCCGATATGTAGAGCCACCATTAGTTAATATAATAATGATTTAGATAATATATTATTAAAATGCATGATAATATATTGTCAGAATGTTATGTAAACGATTTAGATGCTTGTATATTAGCAATGTATCATACACATGCGAACACATCTATTAAAAAACATTTGGTATTTCTAATAGATATAAGTCCGAGTATGGATGAATTAACACCAAACGATTCACATCAACCAGTTACGCATATTATTAACAATCAGTATAATATTGATATGATGCCATGCACTCAAGTATATGATGATATTGATATTGATATCGTTAATATGCCAATATATCGAGATATTATATCTGTTAATATCAAATATGATGAAGTAAGTACTAAGAAAAATGTAACAATACGAGGAATTTTGAAATTACTATGCCTTATTGCGAATGCATTTAACAACGATTGTGAAATATATTTTTCTATAATCGCGTTCGATAGCATTGCGTATTTGATTTACGAGCATATTAAATGTACATTTAAAAATATTACTGATATTGCTCAGGAATTAATTGATTACTATACTTACACAGGGGGCACAAACATCGAAAACGCAGTTATTAAATGCATCGAATTAATACAAACGCATCGATCAAACGATGATGATATACATACATCCATATTATTACTAACCGATGGTGAAGATAATCAATCTCGTAAAAATATGTTTAAATATGCAAATGGTGCACTATGTGATTGTGATCGATTATTTGTTGGTATCGCGGATAGTAATGGGGAATATGATAAAGTAATTGGACAAGAATTCGCATCAAACAATCAATTGTTTGAGGGAACTAGCGGATCGCATATAGCACATGTATTGATCCATCCTATTTTTAGCGGGATGTTTAACAATATTACAGTTATTGCTAATATTAACGACGCTACAATAAGAATGACAGATATGAAAATAGGTAATTTATGCTATACCAATATACGATTAGATAAAAAAGCTAATGAATATGATATTACAATAAATAATAATACGATTTGTAAACGCACAATTACATTACAGCGTGATACATTAGATATGATTCAAAACATCATACATATATGCGATGAGTTAACTGTCGTAATAGAATCGGCGAAAAATATATTTAAATCAATAGACAAATCATTTCACGACGTCGATCAAACATCATCCGATCGACGATCACATCAATTGACAATAATGAAATTATTTAACGGTTTTTATGACATTCATATTAACAATATAACTAATAAATTCAAAGAATATATTCAATCACTCGATCAATTAACACATATATACTACATTTGTTCACGACTATATAAGGATATAAACAATCTTTATGAAATTGCGTTATATATTGTAACTAGATATACAAATTCATTATTAAAGGGGACATTATATGCATTGTATGTTCCAATCAATGATATATCATATGTCAAGGAAAATAATGAGTTGGAATTAGCAACACTTAATTATACACATGACGATATTTACAAAAATACATTGACTCAAGATACACTATGTGCTTTAAATAAAGAACCTGACCATGGAGATGATATTAATTATATTAATCAGTGTATACTTTGCTCTAGTGAACCTAGAACGATAATTTATTTACCATGTCGGCATTTTACAACATGTTATAAATGCGATGATATGATGATATTGAATAACATCGATAAATGTCCAATTTGCAGAGAGATAATAACAATGCGTCTAAATACAGTATCATATAAAAATAATAATAATATGTTGTGTAAAAAATGTGTTGATCATAAGTTGCGACCAATATATTTTAGCAACGTTGTATTTAAATCGTGTTTACATATATGTATGTGTGCAAGATGCGTATCATTGTTACAAAATAATATAAAGTGTCATATGTGCAATACGCACGTTGCTAAAAAAGATGTTGTTAAATTATTTATGTCGTGATGCGGGGGCATCTCTTTTTATGAAAATATGTTGCTTTCTGAGTGATTTCATACATAGCATATATCAAAAATGATATTGCTATTACAAGCACAAGTCCTAAAAATACGTATTCATCCATTTAAATATTTATATTTATGTAACATAAAATTGCTACGGAGTATACCCCTTGATTGCTTGGATTTATTTATAACATAAATATATATTATTTACTATGTCTGTTTCCAACGTCACACAGCAAGTTAAGATCGATAATAAAGTACATCGCGTATCAACTATGTTTTCATCTACTGATCGTGGATATAATCATGTGTTTTCGTTTACGGTTCATCAGGGATTAGGTGGCGATAATACAGTTCATGTTGCTAACATAACTAATAACGCACATCCAGAATTATGTATGAATGCAAATATTCTTATTCAAATGTAAATTTATTATTAATAAATAAATGTATTATAGATATACGTTTATTTATTTACACATTTATGTATGATTCATAAAAAGCATGTATCTGAGCCATATTTCACATTTATTAAAAAAGGTATAAAAACAATAGAAGGGCGATTAAATAAAGGCTCGTTTACAGATATATGTATTGGTGATACTGTTATATGGTTTACATCAAACAGCGCCGAACAAGTTAAAACAAAAATAGTTAAAATAAATAAGTATGATAGTTTTTATAAATACTTAAAAAAAGAAAAACTTAAACACACATTACCGAACGTTAAAAATATAGAAGATGGCGTTGCTATTTATTATAAATTTTATACACATGTTGATGAACATAAATATGGTGTATTAGCCATACATATTAAGCTATTTGATTAGTATTGTTTATCTATGAGTATTATTTTTGCATTTAATCGTCATTGTTTTTGATAATGATTTTATGAAATCAGTTATGATATATTGTTCGGAAATTTCTTTAGATATCCATAATTTTAATATAAACCAATCGTTCTTAGACTGTATTGATAATCCATTCAACCATTTATCTTTATGTATCAATGATTTTTCAGTTGATAGTATAAATATTTTTTCAAATATTTCATTAAAATTATGTAAATTATCACATAACGAGTATATACAACCATTTTTATTGTGATTATCTTCCCACATAGGTAATATATTCTCCTTCATAATAAATATATCATGTTGCTGTTTCCCGATTACATCAATATTGTTAATAAATCCCCAAAAATCTTTCATCGATAGTAATTTCATTAATCGCGTATATGCATTTATTGACCAATCATTGCTGTTTATAGGACGAACCCAGACTTGCCATTCAGTCGCCAACAAGATACTTTCAGCGGACATTGTGGTTATATTATAATGCTCTATAATACGATATTTGATATTGTATTATATGTTCAATATTTTAACTATAATACATTACAATAATGTTTATTTATATTTGTATTTGTTGTAACATTTGATTGCATTATATTGCTTATATTATTTAACCATTCATATGGCGTGGGCGATGCTCGATTATATTCCCATATAGCAACACCACCTGCAAATTTTGATCCATATTTATCAAATAATTTCTTATGTATATCATTTAACGTGTTACTTGACACATTGTAATCCATGCACATTACTAACTTATCAATATAATATCCATTATCTATGCATTGTTGCAAGCTATTGTAATCAAAGTTTTCGTAAAATTGTATTATACAATATGATATTAAATTACCAACATTCGATGTACATAAATCCCTATATATAAATCCCCCCATTCCACTAACATCATGCTCAATGCTATTTTGCAATGGTGCTAAACTTATTTCAAATGGTTTGTCTTTGAAATCAGTATGTAATTTGGATATAAGCATTTTAATATCATATAATTGTACTTGTTCTTCGATGTCTAAATTTATACCAGTTATATATTTTTTGTTATTGATCAAATTATATAATAGTTTGTAATAAGCCTCAAAATCTGAAAACATTACGTTATATGCACCACCAGCACCACCTAACATCAATATAATTTTTATGCCTTCTTCGCTAGCTTTATATAATTCACTCCAAACATCGTCAAACATATCATCATATGGTGAATTATTATTTAAGTGTATGTAATTGCTATTATCCGTATTTTTTCCAAAATGTATAGATGATAGTGCTATGTGAGTTAGCGGAGTGCCTTTGTAAATCACTTCATCAAGCTTTTTAGTAAATGTTTGATAATAAAATATTATTCTTGGTTCGCTCATTTTATATGTATATGTTTGAAAAATTGTACGCGAACTTGCATAGCGTGTTAATATCTGATGATGTTTTATTTTATTTAATTGGGTATTTATATAAGTCAGCTAATGGGTTACTCAAAAACTAGGTTTTTCAATTTCTTATCTTTAACCGTATCGATATTAACCACACATCGGCTACCGTCGCTCGTAAAATTATAGCAATCGTCATATATTTTAAATAAAATATCTATGATGATGTTAATATCGGTAAGTTGTAAATAAACGTAATGTAGCGATATGTACAGGACAGGTTTAAATCTGCTTAAAAAATTTTCCATTGCCGGTATTGCAATTATTTCACCGCCCTCAATATCCATTTTAATTAAACTAATATGTTCTGCATTTATATTTAACTGATATAGTAATGTCTCTATGGTTATTGTTTCGATTTCGATAATATCGTCATTATGATCTTTCCATGTAGTTGTATGTCTGCCTTCATATGACAAATAATGATCTTTATTGTTTATCAACATAGTTGATTCAGAATTACCCAACTCACCATTCCCACCGAAATTAGAAGTTCCATCATGATCTGATAATCCTTTTTCAATAAGAATTACGTTGTTAAAGTTATTTACTGCCAAATTCATTTTTAATCGGTCGAGCGCAACCGTATCCGGCTCAACCGCGATTACTTTATCGTAAATATTAGCACTATATAAAACAGTTGGGCCAATCCATGAACCAATGTCTATATATATACTTTTTTTGTGCTTTTTATAGTATTCTAATATATGAAATGTGTTTTGCTCCCATTTATCTAATTTGCCTTTATCGAACCAGTCTTTTGAGAATGTGTCATCGGATACGTAAAATGAGTAATTGTTTTTTGATATTTCCATATATATTAATATACTTTATATGTTATAATATAACATATAAAGTATATTAGTTATGGAACAACTAAGTCATCGACAATGTCGTTAATTGTGTTAGCTAATTCGATATCGTTATCACAATAATACATCTCCAATAATTATATAACGCGAATATGTATCGGCACTCGTTTACCGTCTATTAATGTATCGTAAACAATCCATTCTCGTATCGATCGATCTTTATATAACATGTCTATTTGCAAACCATACAGTTGGCGTATGTATTGTCGCGAGATCGTTTCTAGATCACATACTTGGTTAATAAATATATTTACATCTTTCAGGTTGGTATTTAAATTTGCAAAACAATTACCTATTTCAATTAACAATTTGTCAAAACATATAAACAATGAGTTATGTACCGTGATTAAAACACATTCTCGATTAATAAAATATGATATGCAATTAGTATGCAATATATTGATCAATTGTGAAACATCAGATAGGCAGTCTATTAAATATAAACGTGAAATAAAACAACTGACTGAAAAAATTTATGGTGTGAAAAATAAACGACGTGTTAATGATACATCAATAACCATACGATCAATATGTTTAAAAAACTATTATTTGCAATAGTATTTGTAATAGGCGTGTAAATTAAAAACAACATATTCCAAAAAATGGCCAGAAATTCATTTTTCGGACATTTTTGAAATATTAATTTGTAATTAAAAAATTAAATTACCCCCGATGGGGTAATTTAAATCAAAATTTGCTTATATATGACATATATAAATATATTACCGATATACTTATTTTTATATAACACATAGTTTTTTAAAAATAATCTCAATCCACAGTTATATGTATGATGTATATACTTTTTAAAGGCTGTTTTTAGTATTTTTTAATATTGTATTTAAAACATATTATATATATAAGCATATACACATTACACACATATATATATGCTATTTTTTAATATTATCCGAACTATTATTTAATATAAAAACATATAACATACATAATATACAATTAACATGTCTAAACAAATAGAACTAACACAAGATAGAATAAACACGTTAACTAATACTACCAATGGCATAGTAAACGATGTATATAAATTAAAATCAAAAACATACAATCGAAATAAGATGAAAACAGATGTATTGGAAGGGTTAATAGAATTAAACAATGCTGTAACTAAGAAAGAAAGTGACGATGCATATATGAAAATAAATGATTCAATAAAATATAATGCAAACGTTGTAAAGTCAATAGAACGAGAATTATTAAAGAAACAAATTAAGAAGGAAAATGGAATTATAACAACAAAATCAAGAGGTAAATATAAGAAGAAGGAACAGGCATATTATTTCATAACAATAAATTCTAATAATAACACAAATGTAAACGAAATATTAAAGATGTCTAATAAAATAGCGTCTAAAAAATGGTTAGATGTGTATTGTTACGTTATTGAGCAACGCGGAACAATAGAACGACCACCTGAATTATGTACATTAACTGATAAATATGTCGATAATGATAATTATGAAGGAATCGGTAAACACATACATATGTTAACAAAAAAAACGGAGTCAGTTAGCAAAGTAATAGAGCGTTTATATAATACGTGTAAACACATAGCAAATAATATGAAATGTATAAATGTGCAAAAAGTATATAAGCAAGGTGCGATAATATATTACAAATACATGATGGGTCAAAAGGCACCATACAAAATGCAATGTCATAAACTAACCGAAAAATGGAGAACTAATAATGGTATTAAACAAATGTATAAAATAAAGAGATTTCGATACGAAGATAATGAAGATATAGATGACCCCGTATGCATATTATTAAATGAGGGATATACGAAACAAAATAATACATATATCGATAATAACCGACAATATATGTGCATTATAGAAGAAAATAAAACAATAACAAGATACATGTTAATTAATAAATAATGACAATATTACAATTCTAATTTATTAGTCATGTCCCTGATGATGTCTTCGAACTATGTTTATATCGTGTTTATTTTTAGTTGATTATTAATTTATCAACTAAATATATTGTGCTGTATATTTATATAATGTTTTCTTGCAACATTTGCGAGAAACAGTTTAATAGTAAAGATGCATATACACGGCATATGACCAGCGCAACTTATTATGAAAAACATATTGATAAGGCATATGATTTTGCAGAACGTGTTTGTAATAATGTATTAGAATGGATTGTCCAAAAAGACGCACCAATAGATCTCGATAGCTTGATGCGAGAGCGTAACGCACATTTGTGCGTATCTATTATTCAAAGATCAAATGCATATTATTATTCGAATGCAAAAAAATATAAAATGGATTTAATGAGCGTCGAACTTAGCAATTTAAATAACGCGTCGGATTTAACAAGCGTTATAAATATATCTGAAGAGATATTACGCAAACGCGAATCATTTGATAAAATGTTACAGCGTGTGTATAATACAATGTTGAAAAAGCAAATGTATAATACAATGATGGAAGAGCGAATTATGAAAAAAAATATAGAATACACTAATCAACACATTGACTGCAAAATAGGTAATAACGCGGTAGATATAATTAATAATATATATGGTATGTTGAAAAATAACCATTATAATACTAAATGTACTAAATGCGCAACCAGTTGTAACAATTGTCCAATCATTACAAACCATAATGAACAGCAATCTGGTATTATACAGTACATTATAAATCTACAAGAAACGATTGAAAAAAGAAATAGAACTATATTATGGCTCAGTGATAAACATGTGAAAAAGATATACCTATAAAAACATGGTATTATCAAATAAATGACAACATTAACGTTAATACATATTACATATAATGTTTCAATGCAATATATGCCATAAAATATTTGAGCGGGAACATTTATACGCAAAACATATAAATTCAAAAAACTCATGCGGAAAATATATTACAAACGTTAATGATTCTATAAAAAAAAGAATTTATAGATATGATTAATGCATTTGGAAATAATGTAAATGGTAAGATTACACGAGAACATAATAAAAATAAAAAAAATATAATACAAAAAGCAAATAATATAATTAAATTGCTATCCGATTCAGAGCAAATGCGTATTGCACATAAAAAGGAATTACACACGTTAACAAATGAAAGTTGCATTAATAAGATAAATGATAACAAAACAACCGTTAATATAAACTTAATTATTCTACATAAATGCGATACCGTTATTGATTCCGATGTATGTAAATTAATACATGCTATCAAACGTGGTAAAAACAAAGCGGTGCAATACAATAAAAAATAAACATATATAGGGACGATCCAGTAAATAATTTGTTTATATTTATATATTTCATATAATATAATATTGCATAAATAATATGAACATAAACAAATAAAAATATAGTATGTATAAACAAATGTAATAATTAAT